ACCCCTCCACCGTAGAGGCTGGGGCGTCGGGCAGGGGTATCCAGTGGGTGGGTTCGCCAATCTGGTCGCCGACAAAGCCCCGCGTCAGGGACCACCGGCATACGGCGTAGTCTCCGGGGTGAACGCCTTGGCGTTCAAATCCCAAAAACGGGCTCCCGTCCTTCGGAGCCGTCTCGATAGGTTGCCACCCAGCCGGAACCCCGCCACCTCCGAGAAGGGAGAGGATGGCGTCGGCGGCTACACCTTCACGAATAGCAACTTGAACAGCGTCAGCGTGCGGGTTGCGACTGGCCCAATACATCGCCTCGAAAACGATCCTCGCCACCCCCTCCCTATCGGGGACCACTGAGGGGCGGGTGTTCCAGGCTGTGAGGGCTTCGGCGAACGCACTGACGTCGGCGATGTAGGCTCCGTTGCGGCCCCGCCGCGTGTTTCGCTCGATGAACGCAACCAGCTTCTCTGTCTCTGTCACGGTGTGGGGTCCTTGGTGATGGCGGCGCGGAGGGCTTCTGTTATCCGCGCGGTGCTTTGATCGCTGTCACTGTCGTGCGAGACGGCCACAAGGCCTCGCTCGATGGCGAGATTGAACGTGTCGGTCGGGGCGAAGTCGTCGCAGAAAACATTGAGCGGATTGCCCGGATAGTCGCTGGCGTCCACTACGCCTCCGGCCGCATCGAAATTCGAAGGAGCCGGCGGACCCTCTCTCTTGCCTCTAGTTCCTTGGTCATGGCGTCTTCCTTGCCGTCCTCCCAATAGGCGGCAAAGGTGACATACCGTCACACTATGTCAAGAGCGAAGCGTCACGCTGTGTCACAACGTGCTTTTGCCTACAGCCAGGCCATGGGGGCGAGAATCATGAGCAGCAGAAGCAGGGCGATCCCGCGGTAGATCCACATGCGGCGCTGAAACGGGGTCATTCGCCGGCCGCCTTGCCGCCGATCAGGACGCGCAGCAGTTGGACGGCCTGCTTGCGTTGCGGCGCCGACAGGCCGTCGTAGATCGACCATAGCCCGTCCGGGTCGGTCGGGTTGCGCATGATCAGGTCAGCCGGCGAGCAGCGTAGTTCCTCTGCCGCGCGCTCAAGGAACGGCTGGTCATACCGCCGGCGACCCGTCTCGATCATGGAAATGTACGATCGTTCGAGCCCGATGCGCTCGCTGAATTGCTCCTGGGTCAGCCCGCGGTGCTTGCGCCACTCCCTGATGAAGTGTCGCGGGCGCTCCGGCTTCAGCCTGTTGGTCATGGTCAGGTCCCCCCTTGAGAGCCTACCACGACACGACGCCACAGTGTGTGACTGATTGCCACAAGATACCCCCTTGACGCGAATGTGGCACATGGTCACTCTGACCATCAGACACATCCAAGGGGCGGCGATGAAGCTTCAACAATACATGACCGACAAGGGCATCAAGGACAAGGCGGCGGCTGCCGAGCTTGGCATTGACCGGCCGTATGTCTCGACGATTCGCCGCGGCCTGCGCGAGCCGTCCCTGCGGCTGGCCTGCCACATCGAGAAGTGGTCCGGCGGCCTTGTGACGCCGCGCGAACTGCTGACGGCGGACTGATCACATGGTCCGGGGGGCGGCTCAGAGGACGGCAGGCAAGCGGGAAACCGACTTCCAGGCGCTGCATGTGCCCGTGCCGCCGTCCGTCAATTCGCTCTACCGGAACCTGCCGGGGCGCGGGCGGGTGAAGACCAAGGACTACAGCGCGTGGTTCGCCAACGCCCGCAACGCGGTCCGGCTGCAAAAGCCCGGAGTCGTGCGCGGCGCTGTCGTGATCGTCCTGTGCGTCGATCGTCAGGGCGTCGGCTCCGATCTGGATAACCGCGTCAAGGCGCTGTTCGACCTGATCGTGAAGATCGGCGTGATCGAGGACGACTCCAAGGTTCTGGCCTTCTGCACAGCCTGGGCCCCGAAAACACCCGAGAACATCGTCCGCCTCGCCATCATGCGGGCCTGCGACTTCTCCGTGAAATACCGGCTGCACGCTGACGGCGCGAGCGGCGGCTGGTTCCTTGACGCGCCGAACGAAGGGGAAGGCTGACGTGGCCATTTCGATTGCAAGTCTCAGGAAAGTGAAGGTGGATCAGCCGCCTCGCGTCCTGATCTACGGACCCCCGAAGATGGGGAAGACAACCCTGGCGTCCGAGTTCCCGGCGCCCGTGTTCCTGCAAACCGAGCAGGGGGAAAGCGGCGGCCTCGAGCTCGACTCGTTCGGCCACCTGCAAACCTACGCGGAAGTCGACGAGGCGCTGATCTCGCTGTTCAACGAGACGCACGCCTTCGCGACGCTCGTGGTCGACAGTCTGTCGGAGCTTGAGAAGCTGATCATCGCCGAGGCGTGCAAGCGCAACGGCTGGAAGAACATCGAGCAGCCTGGCTACGGCAAGGGCTACGTCGCCGCCGACGCCATCTGGCAGGAGTTCCTGACCGCGATCAACATGCTGCGCAGTCAGCGCGGCATGGCCGTGGTCCTGATCGCTCACGCCAGCATCGAGCGGTTCGACGATCCGCAGACGCAGTCCTACAGCCGCTATGACATCGACCTGCACAAGAACGTCCGGGCGCTGATGCAGCGCGAGGTCGACGCTATCCTGCTGGTCAAGCAGGACGTCTCGCTCCTCAAGGAGAAGACCAGCTTCGGCGGCGAGCGCGCCATCGGCACCGGCGCCGCGCGCTGGATCTACTGCGAGGGCTCGCCCGCCTACACGGCCGGCAACCGCTACAACATGCCCGACAAGCTGTTGTTCCAACCGGGCAAGGGCTTCGCCGCCCTGGCCCCCTACTTCCCGCAACCGGCCGCCGGCGAGACCGCCCCGGCCAAGAAAGAGGAGGCGGCCTGATGGCTGACCTTGGAACCAACTTCGACCCCGCTTCGGCGCCGCCGAGCGACCGCGACTTCGACCTGATCCCCAACGGCTGGCAACCGGCGCAGGCCATCGAGTCCGACGTCTCGCCGACCAAGGACGGGACCGGCACGATCGTCTCGTTCACCTTCGAGATCCTGTCCGGCCAGTACGAGCGCCGGCGCATCTGGAAGCGGATGAACGTGCAGAACAAGTCGGCCGAGGCGCAGGCCATCGGACAGCGCGAGCTTGCCGACCTGTGCCGGGCGCTCGGCCTGCCGTCCATGGCCAACACCGAGCAGGCGCACGGCAAGCCGCTGATGATCCGCGTCGGCGTCGAGAAGGGCAAGGACGGCTACGAGGACAAGAACACCGTCAAGGCGTTCAAGCCCTTCGAGCAGGCCGGGTTCGGAGGCGTGTTCGCGCATGTCGCCGCGTCGGCTGGCGGCCCCGGCGCTGCTGCGACGGCCCGACCCTGGGGCAGCCGCTAGCCCTGCTTCCCCGGCGGGCCTGACTTCCAACGGCCTCGCCCGCCGGGGCTCCCATCCAACGCTCTGTCAAGAGCATCGCACGAGGACCGTGACGATGAACGCTACCGCCTTGTCTGGCAACCAACCAGCCAACGAGACTCACTACGACGGCCAAGCCGCTGATTTAGGCTTCTGCGAAGACCTGATCAGCGGCATCGAAGAAGCCGAGGCCGCGTTCCGGCGTGGCAACCGCCCGGCCGGTGTCGCCGCCCTGGCCGCCGTCGACCGCATGCTGGCCGTCGCTGTCAAGCGGGTGGCCCATGGGTGAGCCCGTCTCCGATCTCCCGGCCATGAACGCCGCCGTCGATCGCTGGATCGAGGAGGCCAAGGTCCACGCGGACGGCCCGTTCCACCTGCGGCGCCGCTCGCTGTGGCTGGACGACATGCTCAAGAAGCTGGCGAACGCCGTCGACCGAGACATGGAGCCCCCGCCCCCGCTGCGCGGCGTGACCGTGTCCGACATTCACAGCGCGCAGGCCCGCCTGCTGGTGGCCGCGCGGGACATCGAGGAGGGCGCCCGTGGCTGACCTTCCCGAGATTGTCCCGCTGACCACGGCCGCCATCTGGTCGGGCTGGGAACGCGAACAGGACCGCAGCCGCCGCACCTACGTCGGCGCCAGCGTCCTGGGCGACGAGTGCGAGCGCAAGCTCTGGTACTCGTTCCGCTGGGCGCACGAGCCCGAGGTGTTCGACGGCCGCAAGCTGCGGCTGTTCAACACCGGCCACGTCGAGGAGGACCGGCTGATCGCCGACCTTCGGCGGGCCGGGATCGACGTGCTGGACCGTGACCCGCAGACCGGCGGCCAACTGGCCGTGACGTTCGCATGGGGCCACGGCGGCGGGCACATGGACGGCGTCGCCTACGGCGTGCCCGAGGCGCCCAAGACCGACCACGTCCTCGAAGCCAAGACGCACAATCACAAGTCCTTCACCGCCTTGAAGCGGCTGGGCGTCGCCGGCCACAAGCCCGTCCACATGGCGCAGATGCAAGTCTACATGCACCTGCACGGCACGACCCGCGCGCTCTACCTGGCCGTCAACAAGAACGACGACGAAATCTATACCGAGCGCGTCGAGTACGATCCGGCGCTGTCCCTGTCGCTCATGGTCAAGGCCGAGCGGATCATCGCCTCGCCCGTGCCGCCGACCAAGGCGCACGAGGACCCCGAGTCCAAGATGGCGTGGGGCTGTCAGTTCTGCCCGGCCCTGTCGCTCTGCCACCTGGGCGCCATGCCGCTGCGAAGCTGCAGAACCTGCCTGCACGCAACGCCGGAGCAGGACGGTGACGGCCGCTGGTCCTGCGACCGCCACAAGCGCGACCTGTCTCGCGAGGACCAAGAGGCCGGCTGTCCCAACCACCTGTTCATCCCCGCCCTCATTCCCGGCGAGCAGGACGACGCCGACGAGGCGGGCGAGTGGGTGTCCTACCGCATGGCCGACGGCTCCGTCTGGCGGGATGGGGGTGGGGCGTGAGGGTGCTTGTAGCCTGCGAATTCAGCGGCACGGTGCGCGACGCATTCCTCGCCCGCGGACACGACGCATGGTCATGCGACCTGTTGCCCGACGAGAAGGGCAGCAACCGCCACATTCGAGGCGACGCACGGGCGATCCTGAATGACGGTTGGGACCTGCTCATGGTCGCTCACCCGCCTTGCACCCGCCTCTGCAACAGCGGCGTCCGGTGGCTGTCCACGCCGCCGCCGGGGCGCACGACGGAGAGCATGCGGGCCGAACTTGAGGACGGCGCGGCTCTGTTCTCCGACTTCTGGAACGCACCGATTGAGCGCGTCGCTGTCGAAAACCCGGTCATGCACAGGCACGCCAAGGCGCTGATCAGGAACTACGCCGAGCCGGCGCAGAGCATCCAGCCTTGGCAGTTCGGCCACGGCGAGACGAAGCGGACGTGCCTCTGGCTGAAGAACCTTCCGCCGCTGGCGCCCACGAACGTCGTCGCCGGCCGTGAGCAGCGGGTCCACCGTATGCCGCCGGGGCCGAACCGCTGGGCGGAGCGTTCGCGCTTCTTCCCCGGCATCGCCGCGGCGATGGCCGAGCAATGGGGCGGCTGGGCGATGGGGCGGGCCGCATGATCCAGCTTCGCCCGTATCAGGCCGCGGCCGTCGACGCCGTCATGGACTACTGGCGTGAGGGGGGCGGAAACCCCCTCGTGGACCTCGCCACCGGACTCGGGAAAAGCGTCGTCATCGCGTCGATGATCCGCGACCTGGTGACGACGTACCCCGACATGCGAGTCCTGGTCCTGGTTCACGTTCGGGAGCTCGTCTCTCAGGACTTCACCGCCCTGATCCGTCTGTGGCCCGACGCGCCGGCCGGCATCTACAGCGCCGGGCTGGGCCGCCGGGACACACACCACCGCATCACCTTCGCTGGCATTCAGAGCGTCTACAAGAAAGCCCGTGAACTGGGCCCGCGCGACCTGGTCCTGATCGACGAGGCGCACCTTGTCCCCAACGGCGGCGAGGGAATGTACCAGCGCCTGCTCACGGACCTGCGCGAGATGCGGCCGGACCTGCGCGTCGCCGGCTTCTCGGCCACGCCGTACCGCCTCGATAGCGGGCGGCTGGACAAGGGCGACGGGCGGCTGTTCGACAAGGTCGTCTACAGCTACGGGGTCGGCGCCGGGATCGACGACGGCTGGCTGTCGCCGCTGATCTCCAAGCGGGCGGCGAGCGAGATCGACGTGGCCGGCGTCGCCCGGCGGGGTGGCGAGTTCGCACCCGGCGCGCTCGAGGCGGCGGCGGACACGGAGGCGCTGACGCGCGCGGCCGTCGAGGAGATGATGGCGTTCGGGCAGGGGCGCCGGTCCTGGCTGGTGTTCTGCGCCGGGGTCAAGCACGCACACCACGTCGCCGAGGCGCTGAACCGCGCCGGCATCCCGGCCGCCTGCATCACGGGCGACACGGAAGCCAGCACGCGCGACCACCTGATCCGTGAGTTCAAGGCCGGGCGGCTGCGGGCGCTTTCTAACGCAAACGTTTTGACCGTTGGGTTCGATGCTCCGACGATCGACATGATCGTCATGCTGCGACCGACTCTGTCGACCGGGCTGTTCGTCCAGATGGTCGGGCGAGGCACGCGCCTGGCGGACGGCAAGGCCGACTGCCTGATCCTCGACTTCGCGGGCAACTGCCGCCGGCACGGCCCGGTCGATGCCATCGAGGTCGAGAGCAAGCGCAAGAAGGCGCCGGCGGAGGAGGGCGCGGTCAAGCCGGAGACGGTGCGGGCCAAGGAGTGCCCCAACTGCCAGTCCATGGCGGGCCTGTCCGCGCGACTGTGCAAGGTGTGCGGGCACGAGTGGCCGGCGCTGGCCGAGCACGAGGCGGAGGCCGACGACGCGCCGATCCTGAGCCGCGAGGTGAAGGCGGAGTCGAACGATCACCCTGTCGTCGGCTGGACGCCGCGCCGGCACGAGAAGTTCGCCGCGCCGCCGTCGCTCCGGGTCGAGTACCTGGCCGGGCTCCTGTCCGTGTCGGAGTGGGTGGCGCTCGAGCATGGCGGCTACCCGCGGCAGAAGGCGGGCGAGTGGTGGCGCCGACATGGCGGCGACCTGCCCGTGCCCGCGACCGTCGACGACGCCATCGTGCGTTTCGGCGAGCTAACCCGTCCGTCTCACATCATCACCCGCCGGAACGGCAAGTGGCACGAGATCACCGGCCGCCGGTTCGGCGCGGCCCAGCAGGAGGAAGCGGCGTGACCCCGGCGCGAGAACACGAACTGCTCGAGCGGATTGACCAGCTGAAGCACGACAACTGGCTGCTCGAACGCGAGCTCGGCGCGGTCAAGGAGGCGGACAAGGTGCGCCGGTTCCGCGACGCCCTCGCCCTGACACCCAGCGCGGCCACGGTGCTGACGTCCCTGCACGCCCTGCGCGGCAAGACGCTCAGTCGCGAGCGGATTCTGGCCATGCTGTACCCGAACGGCGACGAACCGGACGCGGGCAAGGTGCTGGACGTCTTTGTCTGGAGCATCCGCAAGGCGATCGGCAAGGACGGCGTCGGCGTCACCTGGGGCGTCGGCTGGTTCCTGACCGAGTCCGGGCTGGCCGAGTGCGATCGCATCGCCGCGCTCGCGCACGTCCCGCCGCGACTGACCACGCGCCACGGCCGCCGGGAGGTGAGCGCATGAGCAACCAGCACACCGCCGGCTGGACCGACGAGAGGGTGGAGGCGCTGCGCAAGCTGTGGGCAGACGGCAAGAGCGCCGCTCAAGTGGCCTCGGCCATCGGCGGCGGCGTCACCCGCTGCGCGGTCATAGGCAAGATCCACCGCATCGGCATCGCCAACCGCAGCTTCGCAGCCGTCCCCGAGAACGCCCCGCCCCCGCGCCGATCCGCCTTCGCTCTGGCCGAGTTCGACCCCGTGATCGCCCGAGTCGTGGCCTCATGGACGGACGAGATCAGCAAGATGAACACAAGCAACGAACAAGATGGGGCGCAAGATGACTGATGCCACGCCAGTATTCAAACTCGACGCCGCGTGCGTCCGCGCCGGCGGAGATCGCGGCGGCGCCTACCTCGACGCCATCGGCATCACCGATCTGGCCAAGCTGAACCCCGCCCAGTGGGAGAAGTTCTGCGGCCTGGTCGTGGCCGCTGCCTTCCACAAGGCCATGGACGGCTGGATCGACACCATCGGCTGCAACACCAGCGACGAGGCGCCGTTCTGATGAACCCCGCCACCGCCGGCCAGCCGCCCGGCCCGTCGCCGTTCGCTCAGGCCGCGCCAACGCTGCTTGAGCTCGGGTACGCGCCCATACCTTTGCGACCACGCGACAAGGCGCCGGGCACGCGCACGCAGGGGCACCTGTGGAAGCTGATGACCGACTGGCCGCGGTTCCGCGATCGCCTGCCGTCCGTGTTCGAGATGCGGGCGTGGGCGGCGTGGGACGAGGCCAACGTCGGCATCGTGCTCGGCACCGCCATCGGCCAGCACCGCCTGATCGCCGTCGACATCGACTCCTCCGACCATGACGAGGTCGATCAGATCCGCCGGGCATGCCCGTCCTCGCCCATGATCAAGGTCGGGGCCAAGGGGATGACGCTGTTCTACCGGGCGCCGCCGGAGATCAAGAGCCGGGGCTACAACCTCGAGAACAAGCGGCGCGTTGTGGACCTGCTCACCGGCAACCAGACCCGCCAGACCGTCATGCCCCCGTCGATCCACCCCTACGGCCCGACCTACCGCTGGATCAGCGGCCCGGTCGCCGCCGAGGAACTTCCGCTGTTCGACGAAACCTGCCTGGACCGGCTGCACGACACGCTCGAGAGCATGGGCTGGGGCGGGGAGGTGGCGGAGCATGCGCGCGAGACGCGCCGGCCGTCGTCCGACGTTCACGACGACGATCCTAACCTGTGGCGGGAGACCAACGATGCGGCTCTGGCGAACCTGGACGCATGGGTTCCGGCTCTTGATCTGTATGGCCTACGTTCTACGCGACGTGGCGGCTACGAGGCGGTAGCAACCTGGCGCCCTAGTGGCTCCGGCCAGCCGCTCGAGAAGCGCAAGCTGAACCTGCAAATGCACCCGGACGGCATCCGCGACTTCGGCGCCGACGTTGCCTACACCGCGCTCGACCTGCTGTGCGCCGCCAACAACTGGACCCTCGACGACGCCTTCGCCTGGCTGCGCGAGAAGCTGGGGCTCAACGACTCCGCCTTCACCGTGCCCGCGCCCCCGCCGCGCATGGTCGTCGAGACGGCCAGCGGCGATCTGGTCGAGGAGGCGACCGGAAAGTCCGTAACCCCGAGTCCCCCGGCTTCGCACGAGATCCCCGCGCACCTGCTGGCCGCGCCCGGACTCGTGGGCGAGATCGCCCGGTGGATCGTGGACTCGTCATCGCGGCCGCAACCTGGCCTCGCCCTCGGCGCCGCACTGGCCATCGTCGGAACCGCGGCCGGCCGCAAGTACGCGGGCCCGACGCGCTCGGGCACGCACCTCTATGTCCTTGGCCTCGCGCGCACGGGCGCCGGCAAGGATCACGCGTTGAACCAGATCAACCGCGTCCTGAACGCCGCGGGCATGGCCGCGCACATAGGGCCTTCGCAGTTCATGTCCCTGTCGGCCGTCGTTCGCCGGCTGGACCGGGCGCCGTTGACGTGCTGCGCGATGGATGAGTTCGGCGCCTACCTGTCGCGCGTCAACAACCGCAAGGCCTCGCCCCATGAGCGCGGCGTGTCGCAGGTTCTGCGCGAGGCATGGGGGCGGTCGTTTCAGACCATGACGACTCCCGAATGGGCGGGCGAGCCCGCGCGCACGATCCATGCGCCGGCCCTGTCGCTGTATGGCGTGTCGACGCACGAGGAATTCTACGCCGCGCTGCAGGGCGCCGACATGCACAACGGATTCCTGAATCGCTTCCTTGTCCTGTCGACGCAGAATCGCCCGGCATCGGCTGAACCGGTCGCCGATCCTTTCGACGTTCCCGAGTCCATCGAGTCGCAAATGCGGGCCATCTACACCAAGGGCGGGCCCCTCATGATCGCGAGCTGTCATAGCGGCGCCGCGGAAAAGCCGGCCGTGACCGTGCCCTGGCATAGCGAAGCGGCTAGGCAAGCATGGCTCGCCTTCGATCGCGACATTGAACGGCGCACGGATGAGACTCCGCTGTTGTCGCGAAGTGTCGAGATGGCGCTGCGCATCGCGACGATTCTGGCCATCGGCCGTAACTCCGAGTCCCCCGCCGTATCGCTCGAGGACTTCACGTTCGCGCGTGACCTGGCCATGTGGTCGGGCGAGCGCATGATCGCCGAGACGGCGCTTTACGTCGCCGAGACGGACGCGCAGGCGTCGTCGCAGCTTGTGCTGCGCATCATCGCCCGTCGCGGCCGCATCAGCGCGCGCGACCTGTCGCGGGCGACGCAACGGCTGAATCAGCGCGAACGGCGTGACGTCCTGGCCGGGCTTGTCGAGGCGGGACTCGTGGATCACTTGCGGGTGCAATCCTCGACTGGCCAGATTGCCAGTGTCTACGCCATGGCCAGCGACGGGGGAGCGGATCCGGCGGGACCGTAACCCCGAGTCCCCCGGCTCCAAACACGCCAACGCCCCCCGCCGGCATGGCCAGCAGGGGGCGACAGGGGCCCGGATGGGCGGCGCCACGCCTACACGCGCAGCGGCATGAGCACGACAAGGCGCCGCGCGTCATCTGCGCAGGACACGCGACAGGGATGCGAGGGGGCGACGCTATCCAGGGTGACGGACGGGCCCGTCAAGCTGGCCAGCGCGTCGCGCACGTAGGACGCATTGAGTCCCCATTCCAGCGACTCGGGCGCAACCGGCGCCGGCTCGCCTTTCTTTCCGTGCGCCTTGCCCCATGCCTTCGCGTCCGCCTTGACGTCAAGAGTCGCGGCCGCCTTCCCGCCATCCGTGTTACGCGCCTCCAAGGCGAGGGAGCCGGCCGCGTGGTTAAGTGTGAACCTGACCGCGCGCGAGTCCGTGTCGCAGATCGTCGCGACGTTCGCCACGGCCGACGCCAGGCCTGCACGGTCGGCCGTCATCGTGTAGGCGTGCGACGTAGGGATGACTCGCATGTAGTCGGGAAACGATCCGTCGATGAGGCGCGACGTCAGGCGCACCGGTCCGGCCGTCGCAGTCACATACTTCGCATTGCCCGTCATCGTCAGCCCGGCGCCGTCGCCACCCATGGCCAAAATCGCCTTGACCGTATCGCGAGGGATGATGATGCCCCCGACGGGGGATTCCGCGATCAGGGCGCCCGGCTTGGCGTCTAGCGGCTCGCCTTCCCAACGGTGAAGCCTGTGGCCATCCGTGGCCACGACGTGAAGCCTGTGGGCGCCGTTGACGGCCGGCCGCGCCAGGTAGGCGCCGTTCAGATAGAAGCGCGTTTCTTCCGCGCTCATGGCTGGCGAGACAAAGCGCAAGGCCTCGACGATCTCGGCGCCGTCGAGCTCGAGCGGGTAGAGCTCGCCCGTTTCCAGCGTCGGGAAGTCGGCGGGATTGCAGATCGTCATGACATGTTGAACGGCGCCGATGATCACGCGCACGCCGGCCGGTGCGTCATCGTATCGCAGCTTTACCGCCTCGCCCTTGCCCGCCTTGGCGACCATGGCCAGCAAGTCGCGCACATTCACGCAGGCTTGCCAGTCGCCAATTCCGGGCGCCGTAACGTCGATGGCCAAGGCCTTGTCCAGATCGGAGCACGTCAGAGTCAGGACGTCGCCGGCCGCTTGCATCAGGACGGTTGACAGGATCGGAATGGTCGAGCGGGCGGGGGAGACCTTGGCCAGCATGCGCAGGGCGCTGGCCAGGCTGCCGGCCGTCATGTCGAAGTGACCGGCCGTCGCCTTGACCGCGCGCGGCTTTGCGGCCGGCTTGACGGGTTCCGGCAGGGGCTGCGCAGGCGCGGCCGTGGCCAGGGTGGCGCGGCTCGCACTGGACTCAAGCTCTTGACGCAAGGCCTTGGCCAGCGCGTGGCAGGCTTCGCGCCAGTCGCGGCGCATATGGGACTCGCATGCCGTAGCGTACATGGCCAGGGCGAATTCGGCGGGATTCGGTTGATCGTTCATCGGTCGGACTCCTTGTCAGGGTTCCGGGCGTGGCGCCCGCGACAGGGGACACCGGCGCTAACACCGGGCCCCTCTCGCGGGCGTCATTCCTTTTCGGCCGTGATATCGAGCGAGGCGCGGCGTTCCGAACGGCCGCCATAGGTGCGCGCGATCGTGAAACGCCATCCGGGGAATCTGTCGCGAAGGTAGGCGAGGACTCCCGCGCTGATCTTGTCGCCATATCCGACCTGGCAGCGCCGCGGCGCGCGGTATCCCAAGGCAGGGATATCGAACAGTGCAATCGGATTCCCGTTGACGTCGTGCGACCAGTCGAACACGCCAGCGCCGAACACGGCCGGCGGCTCCTCGCGATACACGCCAGTCACGCGGTTGCGGCGCCCGGCTTTCATATCGGCCGCCATTTCGGCGACCTGTTCGGCGTAGTGCGCGGCGATATCCGCAACAGCGTCGCGCCGATCCTGCACGCGGAACGGGCCGAACGAGTCGGGATACGGCGTGGCGTGCTCGGTCGTGTATTGGCGCGCGCCGGCGTCTGCGACACGTTGCCATGCCTTCGCGGCTTTGGTTTCGTCATAGGTTCCGGCCGCGATCTTGCGGGCGAGTCCGATGATCACGGGAACGGCGTGACCGTAGTAGACTTCGCGGAAATTGACGGTCGACAGCGCGAGCTCGCGCGCAGTCTCATTGCATGGCGTGGCCATCGGATCAGACTCCGTATGTGGGGTTGAGAAGGGCGGCGACGACGACAAGCGCGAAGCCTAGAGCGGCGAAGGCCGCGAAGATCAGGACCGCCTCGCCCAGCAGGTGCAGGACGGTCACGGTGCGGACGGGGGGGCGGGTCATCGGCTCGCGCCCCACAGCACGGCGACGATGATCGCCACGGCGCCAAGCATGGCGAAACCGTAGAGCGCGGGCGCCAGTGCGGCCGTGCCGATCCACAGCGCGGCGCCGGCGATGGCCAGCGACAGAGCCGGGCGGGCTTTCAGAAAGGTCATCTTCGAGTCTCCCTCGCGGTCCCGTTGACCGCCTAGGCGTCACCATTAGTCACACCTTCCCATTGTGTCAACAGGTCACATTCGCGGCCGCGGATCAGCCTGGCCAGCCATGGCGGCGCCCGCGCCTACGCGCGAGAGGGTGCGAGAACTGGCAAGATCAGGGGCGTCAAGGCGTCACTAGAGAGGGGGGCCTGTCAGTGACGCCTTGGGGCGAGATTAAGTGCGGCGTTAACTAAGTGGCCAAGGCGTCACTGACGCCTAAAAAATAGGCAAAATGAAACCCTTACGCCATAAGGGGAAAACAGGGCGTCACTGGCGTCACTAGAGTCTAATATACCCCCAAAAAGGTAA